ATACTTCTATCAAGAGGTTCCAACAGACGAGAACGGTATTATCAAGAAGGTTCAAATCGATTACTCTACTGCTATACGAGCACCAAGAGAACAAAGATACGTTGTCACACCTCAAGCAACTAAGGATTATAATAGTGATATGACAGGTACACTAACTGAGACTCTAGACACGACAAAGACTATTGTAAAGGTCGTCTCTGGTGCAGCATTTACTGTACAATCATATATTGATATCAATCAAGAGACTATGCGTATCAAAGAGATCAGTGGTAACACCTTACTTGTTGATCGTGGACAGTTTGGTAGTAAGATTGCAGAACATGCAAAAGGTGATCGTGTAAATAAGATAAGCCAACCAGATCATGATGCTATTGAGATGGGTGATGCTTTTGGATTTGCTGAATCCAGATCATTCTTCGATGCTGATGGTAAGGAATGGAGTCCAAGTTTCGGTGATGTAGACGTATGACCAAAGATTATGATCCGACTGATAAGGAGACAACCTCGTTCAGTCCTATTGATAAAGCACTAGATGTAAAGGCAACTGAAGTTGTCAAGGAAGCAAAGGCAGTAAAGAAATCTAAGAAAGATCAAACTCCTAGAGATGATTTTGAATATTCTCGTGCACAGTTGTATAATATTGTAGAGAAAGGACAGGAAGCAATGAACGGTATCCTTGATGTATGTCAGGACACTCAACATCCACGAGCATATGAAGTTGCAGGTCAACTTGTCAAAGCAGTTGGTGATGTAACTGATAAGATTATAGATCTACAACGTAAGATGAAAGACTTGGAGAAGGAAGACAAACCTGCACAAGTTACTAATAATTCACTGTTTGTTGGTAGCACTGCTGACTTACAGAAGATGATAAAGAAAGGTTTGATGTCTACAAAACCACCAGAACCTAAACCTAATAATATAGATTTAAGTTCTTTGGACATTGACAGATCACCATGAACATTACCTACATCAAAGAGCCTTGGGAGTGCTATACTTTTGAAAACTTCCTATCACCAGACAGGTGGAAAACTATTAGAGAACTAGCACAGATAGAATTAGATAATTGTAAACTGAATACTAAGAGAGGTCAGATGGTGACCTTCTGTGAGGAAGATATATTACCTGAGACTAATGAATTATTTTTCAAATATCAATTACCTGATCGTGGATATAAAGGTGACTTGAAGAAGATATTACATTGGGCAGTATCACCACCTGACTGGAAGTATCCTACACACTGTGATGCAAAGGCAAGGGTATCTACTTCTGTATTATATGTTGCTCCTGAGGAGATGGATGGAACAGTAATGCATAAGAACCGTAGTACTAATGACAATGAAGATCACGGTGAAGCAGACCTACCATCTGAATATGAATATGAGATTCCTTGGAAACCTAACAAGTTATTTTACCATAACTCTATCCCAAATAAGACTTGGCATAGTATTCAAAATACTCATGATCAAAATAGGATAGTTCTAATATCATTTTTTGTTCAAGCAGATAAAGTCCCTAAGAATAGGAATTTTTCTGATCAACTTCTAAATATAGTATGACCAGAAATAAGTACGGGTTACCTACAGGTCTCAAGTCAGATCCTGTAAAGAAACAAGAACCCAAAATGAACTTAGATACGTTCAAAAAAATTAGGAATCATTTGACAATGGGTGAGAACTTGGTGGAAGCACCAAACCAGAACCCATATTTCCAGAACGTTGCTACTGGAGGAAAGGATGTGTCTGGTCCTCTTGCTGTGCGTAAGAAAGACTCTACTGCCATAAAGAAGAGTGAGGGTGGTAAGTTAGTGAAGAATAAAGGTGGTGCATTAGCAAAGAAAAATAGACCTACAGTATCAGATAAACCTGATGGTCCTGATAAAGATTCTGCTGATAATAGAAGAAAGAAATTAGAGAAGAGAAATAAAGATAGAGTTCAAACTACAAAAGGTAACCTCAAAAGTAAAGCTGGTAAGGTAGCAGGAGCAGTTGGTAAGGTAGCGAAGGTTGCTGGTACTGTAGCGAAGGTAGCATATAAGGGAGCAAAGATGGTAGGTAGTGCTAGTAAGGCATTTGACCCTAAAGGTGGAACCTCATGGGAGTCATATATACAGAGATCGACTCAATACTTAATGGAAGATGGCGACAAAGAGTGACATATATCTTGGTAATCCTAACCTAAAGAAAGCTAATACTCAACAACAATTTACTGAAGAGAATATAGTTGAGTTTGTAAAATGTAAAAACGATCCTGTTTATTTTACAGAGAGATATATAAAAATCGTCAACGTTGACGAGGGACTTGTAGGTTTTAATATGTACAAGTTCCAGAAGAAACTAATAAGAAATTTCCATAAACATAGATTCAACATTTGTAAGATGCCACGTCAGACTGGTAAGTCAACAACTGTTGTATCATATCTTCTACATTATGCTATCTTCAATGATAACGTAAACATCGGTATACTTGCTAACAAGGCAGCAACTGCACGAGATCTCCTTGGTAGACTACAATTAGCATATGAAAACTTACCCTCATGGATGCAGCAGGGTATCATTGCTTGGAACAAAGGATCTATGGAACTAGAGAATGGTTCTAAGATCATTGCAGCATCTACATCTGCATCTGCTGTTCGAGGTATGTCATTCAACATCATATTCTTGGACGAATTTGCTTTCGTACAGAACCACTTGGCGGATGACTTCTTTGCATCTGTTTATCCTACTATATCTTCTGGTAAATCTACTAAGGTTATAATAGTATCCACCCCTCATGGTATGAACCACTTCTATAGGATGTGGCACGATGCAGAGCGTGGTCAGAATGAGTATTGTCCCACTGAAGTGCACTGGTCTGAAGTGCCAGGTAGGGATGCTAAGTGGAAAGAACAGACTATAAAGAACACAAGTAAACAACAGTTTGCTATTGAGTTTGAGTGTGAGTTCTTAGGATCTGTTGATACTCTTATATCTGCTGCTAAGTTGAAGGCACTTGTATATGAGCAACCTGTAGAACAGAATGGTAAACTATCAATATATGAGAGACCTTTTGAAAAGAGAGATTATATTGTAACTGTTGACGTGGCAAGGGGTATATCAAAAGACTATAGTGCTTTTATAGTTGCTGATATAACTGAGTTCCCTTACAAGGTAGTTGCTACCTATAGGGATAATGAAGTCAAACCTATGATATTCCCATCAATCATATATGATGTGGCAAAGGGATATAATAATGCTTATGTTCTATGTGAGGTAAATGATATAGGAGATCAAGTAGCATCTATATTGTTCTATGACCTTGAGTATGAGAACCTGTTGATGGTTGCTATGAGGGGACGTGCAGGACAGATAGTCGGCTCAGGATTCTCTGGTGTAAAGACTCAACTGGGTGTTAAGATGAGTCAGGTAACAAAGAAGTTAGGTTGCTCTAACCTGAAGACACTGATTGAAGATGATAAACTTACGTTCTGTGATTATAATATTATAAGTGAGTTGACTACCTTCATACAAAAGAGACAGTCATTTGAAGCAGAGGAGGGTTGTAATGATGACCTTGCCATGTGTCTGGTTATATTTGCATGGTTGGTAGCACAGGATTATTTCAAAGAGATGACTGACTCTGATGTTAGAAAGCGCATCTATGAAGAACAAAAGAATGCTATTGAACAAGACATGGCACCATTTGGTTTTATAAGTGATGGGTTTGAAGAGATGGGAGGGGAAACTGTAGAGTCTGATGGTACTGTTTGGAAGACAGATGAGTATGGAGATCGCGCATATATGTGGGAATATCGCTAGTAAGAACGCATTTTCATAAATATCAATAGTCATTGTATGTGGAGAAAGAAGTAAGAATGGCACTTCGATTAGCATCTCCGGGCATTTCTATAAAAGAAGTTGACCTAACTCGTGGAGGTATTGATTTTAGTATCAATGTCGCTGGCGGTTTTGTTGGACCTTTTAGAAAAGGACCGGTCAACGAAATTACAAGAATCAATAACGAAAAAGAGTTAGTTGATGTCTTTGGGGAACCCGGTGTTGGAACAACTGATTTTCATTACGAGACATTCTTGTCTGCATCAAACTTCTTATCCTATGGTGGTAAGTTAGAGGTAGTAAGATGTAAAGGTGGAGATCTCAATAATGCAAACGCTGCGGTAGGATATGCATCGTCAAGTATTTTGATGATTGAGAATTCTGAAGATTATTATAATAATAATGCAGACGACCTCAACTGGTATTTTGCTTCTAAGAACCCTGGTTCTTGGGCAAACGGTATCAAGGTTGCTATTATTGATAACGCTGCTGACCAAATCCTAACACCGACTCTTACAGGTGGTGCGATGGGTGACATCGTGGTCGGTATGGGAGTTACACAACACCTCACTGGTCAGACAATCGGTGTTGGTACAGTAACACCAGCAACAGGAATTCTAAAAGGTATCGTAACTGCTAAAGACGCAACAGCAGGGACTGTAGACGTACGAGTCGTCAGCACAGTCATAAGCGGTACAGAAACATTACAGAGTTACACACAGAACTCTCAGTTTGAGTTCAAGACAGGAACAGTACTGAACTTTGTGAACACATCAGGTGTACCACAAGCAGTAGCGGGTGGTGGTTCACCCACTATAGGGGTTGCAGACTGGTATAACAATCAAAACATTCTAACGAGTGTTGCTGATGGTGGTACTGATCTAGTCACACTTCCATGGAGAGCAGTTCTAAACAAACCTAGAACTAATAACTTTGTATCAAGTAGAGACGGAGATAATGATGCGTTACACGTTGTTTCTATCGACCAGAACGGTTCTGTTACTGGTGAGGTAGGATCAATCCTAGAGAAGCATGCTAACTTATCAAAAGCAAAGGATGCTACTCAGTCAGGTGGTGGGTCAATATACTATAAGAACTATCTTGCTGATAACTCAGAATATCTGTTCGCTGGTGTATCACCAACAAACGGAAATGATAGTTTCCATGCCACTACACCTCTGGCATCTGGTTTCAGTTCTGGACACACTGCTGTTACAACAGGAGCAGGAGCATGGGGACAAAACTCCAAGAATGTCAAGTTCAGTTCTATAGGTAATCAAGGTTACGATCTAGGTGGTGGTCTTGATTATACAGGAGTGGGTGTATTCAATGCACCTCTGGGCGACATACTGACGTCCTACGATAAGTTTGCTGATCCTGTAGATGCTGACATTCGATTCTTACTGCAAGGTAGTGCATATAGAACGAAAGAAGAAGAGCAAGCAAAAGCAAACAAACTGATTCAGATCTGTGAGTTGAGAAAAGATTGCATAGCATTCATCTCACCATGCAGAAGTTCAGTTGTAAACGTTGCTGACTCAGCAACCCAGTTACAAAATGTTCTAGAGTTCTTCGGACCTCTAACATCATCATCCTACGCTATCTTCGATGCTGGTTACCAGTATGTGTACGATAGATTCAACAAGAAGTTTGTTTACATGCCAACTTCAAGTGACATCGCAGGATTATGTGTAAGAACAGATAGGGATAACTTCCCTTGGTTCTCACCTGCCGGACAGACAAGAGGTGGTCTAAACTACGCTATCAAACTGGCATTCAATCCAGGTCTTGATGCTAGAGATCAACTTTATTCATCAAGAATAAACCCTGTCACATCTCAACCAGGTTCAGGAATCATTCTCTTCGGAGACAAAACTGCTTTATCATACGAGAGTGCCTTTGACAGAATCAACGTTCGTAGATTGTTCATCACTATTGAGCAAGCAATCGAGAACGCTGCACAAGCACAACTCTTTGAACTCAACGATGCAGGTACACGAAGCAACTTCGTGAACATTGTTGAACCATTCCTAAGGGATGTACAAGCAAAACGAGGTATAACAGACTTCTTGCTTGTTTGTGATGAGACCAATAACACACCTGACGTTATTGACCGCAATGAATTCATTGCTGACATTTATGTCAAACCAGCAAGGTCGATTAACTTTATCGGTCTGACCTTTGTTGCTACGAGAACTGGAGTTTCCTTCAGTGAAGTCGTAGGAACTGTATAATAGAGGAAATTACTAATGGCATTAGATAGAAACATATTTTCTATACCTAACAATGAAAGGTCAATCGATTCTTTCAAGTCAAGACTCATTGGTGGTGGTGCTCGTCCTAATCTATTTGAGGTTGAGTTGAACTTCCCATCAGGTGTAGGAATATTTGATGAGGACATCGACAACACGACTCATCGTATGATGATCAAAGGAGCACAGTTACCAGCATCTAACATTGCTGAAGTAATTGTTCCTTTCAGAGGAAGACAACTGAAGGTTGCAGGTGATAGAAGGTTCGATCCTTGGACTATTACTGTTGTAAACGACGGTGACTTCAAACTAAGAGAAGCATTTGAGCGTTGGGCAAACTACATCATCAAAGTATCTGATGGTTCAGGTACTATCAACCCTAGTGATTACTACGCTGACTGGGTAGTAAACCAATTAGGTCGTGCAAACACAGATCTAAACGTGAAGGGCAAGGATAATCCTGCTACTTTACCAGTGTTACGTAGATATCAGATGGTAGGATGTTGGCCAAGTGCAGTCAGTGCAGTTGAGTTATCATACGATCAGGTAGACGCTATAGAGGAGTTCCAAGTTACCCTTCAGGTATCTTACTGGACTGCTTATGACGGTACAAATGCCGATTCTGTGGTATAATAAATACATCGAATAAGGTAATATAATGGCCAAACTTTTTGGTTTCTCAATTGAAGACGACGATAAGAAGAAGAAAGGTATAATCAGCCCCGTTGCTCCTAACAATGAGGACGGTGCTGATTATTTTCTATCTTCGGGATTTTATGGTCAGTATGTAGACATTGAGGGAGTATTCAAGACTGAGTTTGATATCGTAAAAAGATATCGTGACATGTCTCTACACCCTGAGTGTGATACAGCGATTGAGCATGTGGTAAATGAAGCAATCGTTTCAGACATGAAC